TGCTTCTTGTGCTGCTTGAAGTGCTGCAATTCTTTCAGCCTCCGCTTGGGCTGCTGCTGCCTGGGCTGCAATCAATGCTGCTGTCTCTGCCTGTATTCTTGCTGCTTCTGCTGCTTGCGCCGCTGCTTGCGCTGCAGTTGTTGCTGCAATTTCTTGTTCAGTTGGTCCAGTTGGTGTTGTCACTGTTGATGTTTCGCTGGGCGAAGGCGTTGTTACTGTTGTTGTTTCAGGCGTAGGAGATGTTACAGTTGTTGTTTCAGGCGTAGGAGATGTTACAGTTGTTGTTTCAGGTGTTGGTGTTGTTACAGTTGTTGTTTCAGAGGGACTGGGTGTAGGAGAAGGTGAAGGCTCTGGAGCAGGTGCTACATATGTAGAACCAGTAACAACATTTGAATTTTCAGAGTAAAGAGCAAATGTATCATTGTCGGATCTAATATGAAATGACCAGACTGTTCCTGCTGGCATAAGTCCATTCAGCAAGGAGTGATCAATTGTAATTGTTGTATTTAAAGAATTTGGTCCACCAACATTTCCAGTTGCGATGCCCCAGCCATTCTGTCCTTGAGTATTAAGACCTATTGCATATCTTTCTGGTTGAGTGTTGCCAGTATTTGGGGCTTCCCAAGTTAAGACTGTTGAAGTTTCTCCACTGGCTATTGTTAAATTTCTTGGAGGACCTATTGTTTTTACTACTGGGGCTGCTTGAGATGTAAAGGCTGATGCTGGAATAATATCCATTGATCCAGATTGATCCCAGTTTAAAAATACGTTTGCTCCACCACCATTTTCATAGTACACTAATTCTATTGTTTTAGGGACTCCTGCTGTAAAGGCTATTGGGGCAGTTGTAGTTCCTCCACCACCTTTGTCTACCCAGTCACTTGCTACCAATATGCCATCAACATACAGTTTTGTACCATCATCTGCTGTTGCTAAAAATGATATATTCTGTGTTGTATTACTGCGGATTGAACCAGTAAACCGTACTATAACATCCTCTGAAGGACCACCTAAGACGCTTCCACTGCCCCACTGAAAGTCAATGTTGGGTACATTAGTAGTGACGACTGGAGAGGCTCCTTGGGGTATGTAGGGAGAACCATTTTGTCCCAGCACATTATAGACCTGAGCAGTCAAACCTTCTGATGCGTGGGCCTTGTCAATTATTAAAAGCAGGGGAAATAGAGCAAGGGATAATACCAGTGCTACTCTCAATAACTTTTTAATATTTAACTCCTTATAGTCGTAGTGGTGGTATGACTATTAAGGCTATTATATCATTTTATGTAACGAAAAAGGGGGCTAGCACTTGGCTAACCCCCCTAATCGTTGGATTAATTAAGCACGGACCTTCTTCTGAATCTTTACGACTAAAGAAGTTAGCGCTGTGATTTGCTTTCTAAGTGAAGCAATTAATGTAGCAACTTGTGTAGAAAGCGCTGCGACTGCATCTACTGCTGCTTGTGCTTGTACAGTTGCTGCTTCTGCTGCCTTTGAAGCTTCAATTGCTGCATCTGTAGCAGCCTGTGCTGCCTTTGCTGCATCCTCAGAAGCCTTGACTGCAGCTTTGTTTGCTGCATTAGAAACTTCTGCTGTTGCTGTTACTACAACTTGTCCAGCAAGAGGAAGAGATGATCCACCAGTTGCTGAAATTGTTACATCATTTTCAACCAGAGGCATGAAAACCTTGTATGACTTTGCTGTTGATGTATCTGTTGTAATTGATGTTGCTGTAAGAACATCTGATGATCCACCAAATGCGTAGTTAGAAGTGATTCCTCCTACTGCAAAAAGGTTTGCGTGAGTCTTACCAGATACTGGAAGACCTGCTGCATCAAGAGCCTGTACAGTAATTGTTGCTGCTTCTCCTGGCAAGTAAACTGCCTTATCAAATGACAACTTGACAGTTGCGACTGCTGCTTCCACACGAGTAGAAACTGGTGCAGATGAGACTGTTCCAGACTTAACTGTAACTGCTACTCCGCCAGCCTTAACACCTGTAAGGGTAAATACTGCTTCCCCATTTACGATTGTTGCTGCTGTACCTGAATCAGACACAACTGCTATATCGCTTGAATAAGCATTAAGTGTTCCTGCGCCAACGACAACGCCTAGTGCATCATATGCAACTGCCTTAACTGTTGATGTGTTTGCACCTACTGCGATAACAGACTTAATTGGAGTTGCTACAACTGAAGCAATGTCTCCGTAGAATGTTACTTTCTCTGTTGCAAGGACTGTACCTGTAAGTGTTGTAAGAGTAATTGTTGATACTCCTGCTGTACCGTCAGCAAATACGCCAATGTAGTTTCCTGTAGGAATTACCAATGCACGACCTGTTGCAGACATTGTTGTAGCATTTGTGCCATAGCCGATAAGTCCAGAACCTGAGACTGTTGCAAGAATTGACTCAGTTGCTGATCCGCCTGCTGCATTCTTAGGTGTAACAACGATTACCGCTGCTGCATCTGTTGCTGTAGCCTTTGGAGCATATACAGCATCGTCTGCTGTTGCTGTTGTAACTTCACCCTTATTAAGAACTGATGTTGTAGTTGCTGCTGCAGGTGTTAGATCTGCTGCCTTAACTGTAACTGTCCAAGAAACTGTTGGTCCATTTACTGGGCTAGTTGTTAAAATCTTAGCCTCATATGTACCTGCAACGCTTGGTGCATCTAGTGTAACCTTAAACTTTGCTGTTACATATGTTGGAGTATTAACTGTTGAGTTAACATTTGCTGAAACATTATTACCTGCAATTACTACTGAGGCTGTTGATGTTTCTAGAAGTGATAAGGTTGCAGACTTTGCTGATCCCGTTGGTTGTGAAAACATAGCAGAGATTACTGTTGCAGTATCTGCTGATGTTTCTGAAATAAATGACAGTGTAACTACTGCTGTTGCAGACTCACCAGAGGTAACAGCGTCTGTTGCTGAATCAATGGTTAGAGTTGGTGCGTTTACAGCAGCACTTGTCGGAAGTGCTGAGAGTACGCCAAAGGACATAGCTGCAGCAAGTCCTAAAGCAATTTTCTTAAATGAATTCATCTTTCTCCTTGTTTGTGTATATCTGATTATTTAATCAGAATTCTTATAATAGGTTTAATCTATCTAAGTAATCACGAACATCATCCGTCATTGGCTTAGGTTCTAATTCTACCATATTCCTCTGTTCCTTTGCAAATTGAGATGCAGAAGTAGACCAAGTGTGTATATCTATCTCTATATTAGGATTTTTTGGAGTATGGGATAATGCACCAAATACCGCACCCGTTACGGCATCTGACAAATCTTTAGATTTTTTGCGTGGGTGGTCTACCTTCTTGTCATTAATAATTTTAAGTTCAGACATTTCGTCAAGCAATAAAGGTATATAGGGCATAGCAACACGCTCTTCATAGATCATCATTGCAAGGTCTTCATAGTGCTTCTTACCAACAGAAACAGTGTCAGTTCTGATTCCTACGGCTTGAAGTTCTTGTTGAATATCAAATGATTGCCAACGGTCAAATGTAACCATACCAATATTAAAACCTTGTCTACGAAGGTTTTGAATCCATTGCTTTACATCTGAAAGGTTTACTGGACCTTCAACCTTTGGTTCCCACCATACGACGGCATCTACAATAATGATAGGCGCAACCTGTTCATAATCTTTAACAACCTGAAGATTGACCCACTTATCAACATGGGCGATTGCAACAGCACACTTATCGTGTTTTTGTGCAAGGTCAGCGTGAACAAAGTATACCTTGTCTGGATCTGGCTTAAATGATTCGTCAAACCTTTTATTATTATCAATTGGGTTTCTAAGCGTCATACATTTTTCAAGTTTATCTTTTTGTTTAAAAAATGCATCAGAAGCAAAAGTTGGTACACAAGCAAAACGCTGCATTGCATCACCCATATCTGTAAAGAATGCAAGCCTAAAGTCATCTATCTTGCGAGTAGGATTGACTACCCAGGTAGGTCTTTTTAATGCAAATACTCCAGGGTATTTGTATGATGTAATTTGATCTTCATCCCAGGAAATATCTAAATGATTTCCTTCTAGGTCGTCTGGAAAATCTGGATTCATTACAAACCTATGGTTGTATGTAATTACTTCTTTTTCCATAATAGCCGCTTCATATTTTTGTGAAATAAAGTCCCCTGGAAAACGTGGGAATGAAAGCAGTGCCACCTTACCAAGGTCAGGAAAGCGAGAGTCTACAGAAGCACGAAAGGCTTTATATATATTGTCTGCAGTCTTTCCTTGATCATTTCCTGTGCCAACCTCTTGTGCAAACCCAGAAATTTCATCAAGTACTGCAAGGATAAGGTTCAAACCTTCATGTGATTCACGCTCTGAGTGACCAGAGTAAACTGTAATACCCTTATCAAACTCAATGCTTTCGGCTTTTGCATTATATTTTCCTGCAAACCATTCAGACTTTTCAATTTTAGTTTTAAAACCTTTAAAGAAAACGTTCTTAGCCTGCTGAGCGTTAATAGCAACGTTAATAATATCAATAGCATCTCCAGAAGGTTTGCCAAAATATCGTGCTGGATCTTTAAGGCATAGGAGTTTATATACTATATATGCACAGGCTACTGTTGATGTAAAATCTTTTCCAGATCCCTTGCCAAGTTGCAAAATTATTTCATTTTTTGTATATTTTTTATAGTATTGGTTTCCTTTTTCAGGACCAAGAATATCTATAACATCTTCAATTCTATAAATTTGACTCATTGCTTCAACAATGTCGTATTGAATATCTGAAAGTGGTGGCTGTGCAAGATAGTGCTCTCCCTCAACAAAAGTTTTTGCATCTACAGGCATTTCCTCAAAGTTATTGTTTTTTAATACTTCAATAAAATCATTAAACATCGTGGACAACTGTAATTACCTCGCCTTCTTTTGCAATAGCAGAAAGCCGTTTCATAATAATATCTCTGACTTCTGGATGCTCAGATGCAATATCACGAAGAATCCCAACAAGAACCTCTTGTCGTTTTTCAATCTCAACCATCTCTTCGGCCAACTCTTTATTTTCAAGAAGGCCAGCCTTTTGAAGCATATCAATTCTTTTAGATTCAATATCCATAACAAGCTTAATTGCCGAAGTCTTAGCACTAAGGTTATTAGTCATAGAGGCTTCATCAATAACCTCGTAAGATTTTAAAATAAGTTTGCTGTAGTGTGCATCAGCACCAGCAAGTGCATCCTTGGCACGGGCACGGATAGCGGTGTTGTTAGAAGTTTTTTCTTTCCATTCATCAATGTATGCAACTACACGAACTCTTGGAATTGCTAACTCTTTTGAGATTTGTGTTGGATCACTACCTTTTAGATATTCTCCAACAACGTCATTCATAACGTCAAGATGCTTAACTAACTCTTCTTCAGTTGACATACTTGCCCTCTAGCCTATTGATTTCATCTTTAATATAAAAAATAGCTTTTTCAAGATCCTGAATGGTCTTTGATTCATCTTTAAGTCCCGCTCTCCAAAGGTACTTAAAAGCATTACCAATGTTAAAATTGCGGTGACGAGTAATTTCTATACACTCAACGCCAGAAGGGTCTGTCGTATAATGCTGTGGATGATTTACCTGATCAACTGTAATATTTAAATTATTGCTCATCATCTTCCTCCCACTCAAATGCTTCTGGCAAACCTTTTAGTGCTGTAAGAACATATGTTATTCCAACAGCACCAGTAATTCCTAAACCTATTAAAAATTTTTGCGCTTTATTCATCTTTTTGACTTCCTTAGTCCAAACTTAGCAAGATAGACATATACAGTCTCTACTGTACAAGCACACTCTTTAGCAATCTCTTCAGGAGTTTTTTTATCCATAAGGTACCGCTTACGCATAAAAATCTCTGATGTATATAGTTTAGCAGCCATATTGTTATTTGTCAACTTCTTTTTCAGAAATGTCATAGTTAAACCTATCCGAGTTTTCCATGATCCACTTATCTTGATTTTCAACATCATATTTTCTTTCATTAATTATTCTATCAATTAAATATTCTTTTTCAAGGGTAAAGGATGGCTCGTATATTCTAACTCTATTGTTAGGCTGTATTGCAAAATTTCCATCATCTCTTTGTATGACATGGCCACACTTGTGGTCTGCAGGACTTTCAGAATATCCATCATCTAAAACATTTGTGTCTGGGTTATGCCAGTCTAATGTAAATAAATAGGTTCCTTTATGCATTGTCTTTGTTCTATCTATATAAGACATTCTTAGGTTTGTTAGATTTTCAAATCTTGTTACAGCAATATGATGACTAAAAGAATTCCATAAAACTAAATTATGAAGATCAACTTCTGGAATTCCTGGCTCTGTGCAAAAAGCAGATATTGGAAGTCTCCACCAAAGGCCACCATCTGGCATCATGATATGAAATAATGGGCTTCTAGATTTTAAACTTGAAACGCCAAAGATTACGCACTCAAAGTATTTATCATGGCTATCTTGATGATTGCGTAAATAGTTTCCTCTTACATAACAATTTATCGGTGGTATGTTTGCATTTAACTCTGGCATTATGTATCTTTCCTGTTTACTGGGTCAAGTCTATCCCAAAACCCGCCAGGATTTCCTTGATATATTTGACCAGTCTCTCTGTCAAGCAACAACCATTTGGTTGGAGACAGAGTGTGAATTAATAAATCAACTGGTTTATCTTCTTCTTTAAAAGAAAAACTATCTCTATCACTCATTATAATGTTGCCTTATCCCAATTTTTAATTGCCCAATGTCCAATCCCGCAAGCATCTGCAACATCGTTATCTGTAATTATTCTATCATAAACAGTATTAATAAATTTAATTGTTCTTTCCTTGCGTAACATTCTCTCGTATGCTTTATACCAAGAAACAGATTTACCAGGGTTTTGAGAACGAATCAAAAGTTGCTCATCTTTAGATATTTTTTTATTTCCAATGTAGTTTTGCCATGTTATTGGAGAAACTCTACCTATAATTTTAGTTCCAGATTGCCCTGCTGCACCAAGAATAGCCCCTTGAACTAGTGCAAGATCTGCAGCAGTCTTGGGACTATTCATAAATACAGTATGCTCTATTATTATTGACTCAAAACTACCATAGTAATCAACAAATGCTTTTACCTTCTGGCCAGCATCCATAACCTTTTCATATATATTACTACCTTCAAAATAAATTTTGCCAACCGAACCAAGAGACTGTTCTTTAGTATTAAATATGGCAAAAGCAAGGCTAGTAGTACTAGCATCAATAGCACAGATGTTTCTAGGCATTGCTTCTATTCCCCACTTATTCTTGCTCATACTCAATAAACCCTTTCAATTCTTTAAGCATTTTATCTACTGCCTTTTTGCTAATATTACAATTAGAGCAAAATCCAGAGTCGTTGTAGATTGAAAGATCAACATCACAACCACCTAAGCATTTTCTTATTTTGCCAACTCTTTTTTGTCTACGAGTAATTTGATACCGCTCTGCAATTTTTTCTCTTGTAGCATCATCTCTACACATTTCACTGCAGTAAATCTGATAAGACACTTTTGGCGTGAAGTATGTATCACACTTATTACAAAGTTTCAACTAACTTCTCCATTGATTTAATCTTAATTGTTCCATCTCCAGCATCTGAACATGCTTTCTGAATTGGACAAGTCTTACAAATCTTAGAGTTAGAACGATAGTTTTTTGTTGGGAGAGTTCTGTCAACCCAGGCTTGGCGTACTTCACGCATCCACTGAAAAGCATTCTCAATCCACTGACGATAGTTATCATCAACTTCTACTGGAAGGATAAGAAGTTCGTGATTGTTTTTATTTTCATAAATAAGAACGCCCTTCTTTTTTCCTAAAATTTTCATATAAATAAGTAACTGGATAAGGTGGCCCGTCTTTGGCTTCATTGAATTCTTGCGATATTCAAATCCCTCATTAAGCATTGTTTTAATTTCTCCAACAATTTCTTCACCTTCCCAGTCAAGCATTACGTCTCCGTAACCAAAGATCGGAGGGTCATCATAACGAATTTTAAATTCGGTAGTTGGATTACCTTCATCGTCTTTATAAACCTTTACAATGCCAGCACCGATCATTGCATCCTGAATTCGAGCATGGGAAAGAGTTCCCGCAGTCATATTAGCAGCACCATAAGCATCTGCATTATCCTCAAATGTTTGTCCATCAAATGCCAAATACCAATATCTTGGGCATTCTCCATGAGAGTATGCAATGGTAGATGGAGCAAATGTTTTCTTTGTTGTAAATTTTGGACCACGATTGACAACATAGCCAGATCGAATCTTCTCTATTAGGGCATCTGAGTCTAGGATGTTATTTTTCCTAGAGACACTCTTTATCATTACTTCATGCAATAAATTCTTAGTCATTATATTCCTTTGTTTTATATAAGTATACCAGGTTAGCGCATGATGTATTTAAGTGCTGATACCAAGTTGTTAACTGCTTCTGCTGCTGTGTAATATATGTTTTTCTTTGCCCGATTATTTTTATCAACATTTGCCATCCAAGTAGCTTTTAGTGCTAACTTTCCTGCAATTGCCTGAAGTCTAACAATTTCTATTGCTGCAACTGGCATGGGAATATCTGGCTTAATAATTAACTTAGCAATCATTGTGAGTGCTGTAGTTAACTCTTCATCTTCCATAAAGTCGGCAATCTCTGCCAAACCATTAACCATATCTAATGTTGTATGCTGTGGACCTGTTTCCGTCATTTTATTCCCCCTCTACTAGTTGTTCTAACATATCTAATTCAATTATAGCAAGTCGTACCTTCTGTGTCCCCTCGCCCAAAACAATAACAAGTGCTGGATCCATACTTTTCTTTAGAGCATCTGTTACTACCTTTGCCCATACATCTTGATTTAAAGTAAAAGATTTTGAGCACTCTTTAAAATCTAAAACAAAATTGTTCCATGAGGCATCACCTTTGGTATTATTTCTACCAGAGTTCTTGTGCTGTTTGGCTCCAAGTCTTTTAGATTCTGATCTTTCACTCACTTTTAAAGTCTGCTTTCTTTTTCTTTTGAGGTAGAAGATTGACTTTAGATATATGCTTGCTGCTACACATCCAGGTTGCATCCCCACTTTCTGGCCAAAACCTTAAAGACAAAACCTCTTCGTGACACTTTTTACATGGAAATTTGCCAGGAAATATTTTAAAATCAGCCATCAGATAATTTCTTCTTTAAGGATTCCTGTAGATTAAGATCTTCTTTTACACGAGCAATAAATCCATCACGTCCTTGTACTTTTGTCCCATCTTCAAGCTGATACCATGCGCCTGTTCTATTTACTAGTCCTGCAGACTCTGCGGTGTCAACTAAATCTCCAATAGAATCTATCCCCACTTCATCCCCTCTAAAATAAAAATCATATTCGCCTGATTGAAACCCTGGAGAAGTCTTAGAGAACTGCAGTTCCCAACGAATCTTTCTTCCAACCTTTTCTTCAATCAACTTATCACCAATCTTAATCTTGCCTTTGATTGCTTGATTATCTGATTCTGATGAGAACAATTTAATAACTGTTGACGAATAAAACTTGGTAGCCTGCCCACCTGTTGGTTGCTGGCTTGTATACATTGCGCTAATATTGTTTCTTGATTGTGAAATAAGAACAAATAGCGTTGGCTTAACCTTATTGTTAGAATAGTTAATCATCTTCCAAGCATTACTAAAGTCACGAGACTCAGCACCAATCTGCTTAGTGTTTTCTAACTGCTTAAGTTCATCAGAGTCTTTCTCAAAATAAATTGCGGGAAGCAAAGATGTAATTGAGTCAACAACAACAATATCGACACCAGCATTAATAAGATTAGTTCCAACATCTACCATTTCATTAATGGTTCGAGCCTGTGAGTAAATGAGTTTAGAAGAGTCTACGCCAAGGCGTTCTGCCCAAACCTTATCGTATGACATTTCAGCATCAATCCATGCACAGATCTTTCCTTCCTTCTGTGCTAGACCTATCATCTGAAGGCATAGAGAGGACTTTGCAGAGGACTTTGAACCCCAAACCAACACTTGCCTGCCATAGGGCAGTCCGCCTGCCAAAGCACGGTTCAAACCAAAACTAGGTGTGGCTGCATATTCTGTTGGAGGTACTGAGTCCCCAACCATAATAGTCTTACGCAACTTAGGGTTAAGTTGTGCTAATACTTCTTCCATTGTTACTGACATTAAAATCGTACCCCGTGTTTTTCTGGACGAGTTTTATTAAACTCTACCTTTTCTCTTAGCGCATGATCAAGTGATAGCCTTGTGTATCCTGCTTCTACCACTCCAGCATACAAATCTAGTGTACGAATTATAATATCTGCAAACTCTTTAGTGATTTCTTCTTCACCCTTATCTTTACGAATTGCTTCCATAACCTCAGTTACTTCAGAAACAATCATCATACATTGCTTTGCAACAAAAATATCATCTACAGCATCTGGCTCAGGCCAAAAACCTTTTTCAATTGCATTCTTGTGTAGTTCTACTGCCATATCGTCAAGCATTTATATCCTCCAGTGTTATTGTTCCATCTTTTGTTTTTCCAAAACTAAACTTGTATGCTTTGCCTTCTTCAATTTTCATATATGCTTTTGGAAAAGCAGTTGGGAAAACTGTAACAGTGTGAAGGTCTCTACTTATGTCTGCTAAGGTTAAGGTTGCCATTTTTTTACCAGCCTTAGTAACTCTTGGTTTAAAAGATACAACAAACATTTCTTCTTCTGTATACGGAAGTTGTTTATAACTTAAAAACTTTATGAGTGCCTTATCTGATCCTTTTATCTCATCAACAGGTATTGTAGATACAATCCTATTGTCACTTGCAAGAATAAGATAAGTACGACCAGTCTCAATATCGGTACCTTCATCATCAAATATACCGACGCTCCCAGTTTTGTCCAAAATTTCAACTCTCGACCATCCAGTTCCCCTTTTAATTGATTTTATCATGCCCATAAGAATAAAAGATCCTTTTTCTTCAAAACTTTCTGCATCACTAATAAATGCATAGTAGTGTGAAGGAATAGTAATATTAAATTCTGGAAGGTTTAGGTATTCATAGAGATGCTCTTTAATCTCATCATCATTGCGTGGATGATCAGAGAAGGTTGCTGCACCAACAACTCTTAGCGCTTGTAGAGCACGAGAGTTTACTCCGTTTCCTTTTGTGAATGTAAACTCTTCAAGTTCTTTGTAAGACTTAAAAGGCCGTGCTGCAATATATCTTTCTGCAATCGTGTCAGATATGAACTTAATAGCACTGAGTCCAAACCGAATACCCTTACCCTCAATTTTAAAATCTTTATCCGAATCGTTAATGTGAGGTAGTTTAATGCTGATACCCATTCTTTTTGCCTCAATAAGATATTCCGTTCTTCCATCTTTATCTTTTTCATTTTTTAATAGTGCAAACATAAACTCTAGCGGGTAGTGGTATTTGAGCCACGCTGTCCAATACGAGAGAGTACTGTAAGCAACGGCGTGGGATTTGTTGAACGAATACCCAGCATGCGCTTCAAAATCATGCCAAAGATCCAGAGCATCATTAGGGGCGATATACTTACTAGCACCACTAATGAAACGATCCTGGAACTCATTAAACTCTTTAGCATCTTTTTTCTTGCCAATGATCTTTCTAACTTTATCTGCTTCCGACATGGACATACCGCCAAGTTGTACGCATGCCTGCATAACTTGTTCCTGGTAAAGAATGCAACCATAAGTATCCTCCGTAAATGGTTTTAAGATTTGGTGAAGATAGTTGATATTTTGCCGACCATGCTTACGGTCAATATAATCTTTACCGATTGTGTTTGCTGCTCCTGGACGAACCAAAGCATTTGACGCAGCAAGTTCATTAAGGTTTTTTACACCCATCTTAATTAAAAGATTTGTGTATGGTGTTGCTTCACACTGAAACACACCCTTGGTGTATCCACTAGAAAGCATTTCATAAACATCTTTATCGTCCATATCAATAGATAATAAATCAATATCCACATAGTGATTTTCTTTAACCATATCAATAGTGTCTTTAAGTACGCTAAGAGTCTTAAGACCCAAAGCATCAATCTTAATTAAGCCAATACGTTCAGCTTCTTCCATGTCCACACCAACAACAGGAATACGCTCATCACTACCAGTAGAAGATCTTGTTTCCATTGGGGCATGTCTAAATATTGGCTCTTTTGCAGTAACCACACCAGCAGCGTGAATGCCAGTACCACGAATACGTCCACGTAATTGTTCTCCATAAACTTCTACCTCTGGATATTTCTCACGAAATTCTCTTGTTGATTTTGAACTACAAAAATCATCCCAAGTATCTACAGTTTTTAATACTTTGTTTACATCAGATAAAGGAATGTTTAGCACTCGTGAAACATCACGGACAATACCTTTTCCAGTAAACTCTAAAAAGGTAGCAATAGAAGCAACATGTCGGTACTGTCTAACTAAATAATCTTTTACCTCTTCACGACGAGTATCTTGAATATCTGTATCGATATCGGGGAAGTCATTACGCTCTGGGTTAATAAATCGGAAGAATAGAAGTCCATACTTTATTGGGTCAATATCTGTAATTCTGAGGGCATAGCATACAAGCGAACCTGCAGAAGAACCTCGTCCAGGACCTACAAGGATTCCTTCTTTCTTTGCCCAGCCAATCATATTTTGTACAACAAGAAAGTATGGACCAAAGTTTTTATTTTTAATAATCTCTAACTCTTCATCAAGGCGATCTAGGTACTCTTGCTTGTCATCTAAGCCACGAGTCTTCAAACCCTCAAGAGCAAGTGTCCTAAGTTCTTTATCTGGGTTCTTATACTGTACTGGTAAAAGGTTTAAACCATCTTTAATATCATAGTCTTCTACCTTGTTAGAAATATCTATAGAGTTGGTATACATGTCTTCTCGTACAATACCCTGGGATTCCATGGCAAACTTCATCTCATCATATGAGAGAAGATGAATGTCAAACTTGTTAAAAGACATTTGGCGATCTTCACCATACAAATAATCAAGACGATTCATCATACCATCTTGCTTCTTTGACTTTTCGTAGGTAGTATCTTTCTGCACCTTAGCGTGAGAGTTCATAAGTAACTTAAACTCTTGAATTTCTTTTTGTGATTCATCAACATGGTGACAGTCTGGAGTTACAACTGTTTGTATTTTAAACTCGTCTGCAAGATCTGCAAGTTGTTTGTTAACTTCGGCACCATTATGGGGCATAAGTTCCATATAGAAATCATCCGCAAAAACACGCTTGAACCACTCAATATGTTTCTTTGCTTGAGCATACTCTCCATGCTCTAGCGCTTTGGCAATGATACCGCTTAAACATCCAGATAAAACAATAAGCCCTTCGCTGTACTTTTCAAGAACTTCAAAGTCAAAGCGTGGCTTGTTAAAATATCCTTCAGTCCAAGCGATCTCATTAATCTTGTTTAGATTTTCTAAACCAATCTGGTTCTTAGCGAGAAGGATAATGTGGTTATAGACCATATCAGTTGGCTCAGTGCGTTCTGCCTTTGCCCTCTTATCGAATCTATCAACACAAAAATATCCTTCTACGCCAAGTATAGGCTTAATACCCTTTTCTTTAGCCATGCGATACATCTCACGATGACCAGATAACGTACCGTGGTCTGTGATTGCGATTGCCTTCATGCCTAAAGCACTAGCACGGTCAACATACTCTTGTGGAGTTGCTACGCCGTCAAATAGTGAGTAGTGGGTGTGTACGTGTAAGCCTACGTAACTCATCTACTACCAGTCTGTGTTTGTTGCAGATGTAGTAGTTGGACCATCAAAGCCTAGATAAAAGGCTTCTTGTTCTGCATATGGAATCTTCTTTAGTGCTGATTCCAATGGAAACGGTTGAATGTCTCCCCAAACAAATGGCTCTTTGTCAGGTGCTGATGGAATAAGTGTGTAATTAGTTTCAGTTCCCTGACCATTACGCTTTAACTTCCAAACAACATTTGAAATACTGCCAGTCTCCATGGCGTATTCCTTGATTGTGTTAAATGATGATTGCTTGCTAATACCCATTGACCAGATTGCGACAAATGGTGCTTCTATTCCATCATCTACAAGAACGTTGCAATAGAAACGAAGACGTGCTCTCCAGCCAGCCTTTGGATCCTTGCGATGCATTTCTTCAGCCCAGTCACGGCCCTCTGTTTCCATTGTATCTACAGCCTTACGCTTATAGTCCTTTGGATTAGTGTGTTCCTTAACAACTAGAGCAAGACCACGAGCTTCATTATAATTGGCTGAGTCTTCATCTAGTTCTTCAATAAAGCGAATCTTTACTGATTGACCATCGGCAAGCTTTAGCCACTTTACCTTTGGTGAGTTTTCGTCATACTTTGGCTTGTCGAGCAGGGCATTAATATTTTTGAGTCCCTTTATTACGCTCATATATTTCTCCTTTTATATTTGTTGTGTTTTTTTTCGGTTGTACCCAAACTCAGAAATCATCTTTGCTGATTCATTCCAAGTTTGAGAATTTTCTTGTATTCCATGACCCTCTACAAGGCGATTGAAGAAATTAAATGCTGCACAAACAACAATTGCATCTTTTAATTCATCTTCAGAAAATCCATCATTGATGACTGCATCTACATCTACTCTTGTAATAGAAGATGGGTCTAGAGTTAATTTCTTTACATAGTCCAAAATTGATTTTAATCTATGTGAAGAATAGTTATCACTAAGAATATCATCTATCTCTGTGGCGTTTGCACCGACAGATTCTGCAAAAACTTTATGTGAGCCAGTACAAAACTTACACTTATTTAGACTAGAAGTAAAAGTTGCAATAATTTCTCTGTCTGCTGGCGATAAATAAGATTTTTCCCTAAGAATATTTTGTGCAAAATCTAACATTGGCATAAATCTATCAGGGTTTTGCATAAAGATATTCGAAATTGTATCCGTATCTTTTATTGAATCTAATAACATATTTTTATCCATTAATATACCTAACCTATTTTCTCTATATTCTAGTTTAGCATAGAGGATATAGACTTGTCAAACTGAAACTCTAATTGCTTAATAGTTTCATCATCCATATCTCCTATGTCTTTGTATTTTTTATCGATTGTAATTACCGTTATAAGAGAGCCAAGTTTTTCAATTAACTTGTCTTTCATGATTGCTCCAGCCTCATCGTTATCTGCAATCAGTACAACATTATTAAAGTACTTCTCTAGCAACTTAGTTTGTGATGCAGATACATTTGCACCCAGAGTTGCAACTGCTGGAAATCCTACTTGGTCTAAGCGAATAGCATCAAAAGATGATTCCACTACATATACAACACTAGATGTTTTAACTCTGTGCAAGTTAAACAAGATTTTACTCTTTGGTAATCCTGGGGTGTTCTTAAACTCTTTTCCTTCAACTGTTCTTGCAACAAAGCCAAGGCATAATCCATCTGGAGAGTGCATTGGAACGGTTACAGAATCTTGCTTTTCAGAGTAGCCTAGGTCAAACTTTTGGACAGAATCTTTTGTAATCTTTCTTCCTTCAAAATACCTAATTGCTCTTGGAGATTCTAAAGCTTGCTTGCTTAATCTTTTAATAAGTAGTTCGTCATACTGAACAAAATCAGGTGCAGCATACATTGTTTTATTAACAACATTTTCAATGTTGGTCTCTGTTTCTTTGCTTTTAATATAGCGAGCAGTTTCAAAATAAGATCTGCCAGTTACGAACATAACAAACTCTTCAAGGTTTTTGGTTGTTTGGCATCCAAAACAAAAGAACAGTCCGCTATCTTTTGCTACTTCTCCTGCAGGGGTTCTGCTGTTATTATGGTATGGGCAATAAATAATAAAGTCATTGCCAAACTCTGCTTCTATATCAATACCAGCACCGTTGATAACTCTGCGGATTTGCTCTTCACTATATAGATTACTTGCCATCTTCAAAATCCTTATAACGGTAATAACCCTTGTCAAAATCTACCTGCACTAAGAAGTCACCCATAAAACCATTACGATTCTTTCTAAATACACACTCAATTACATCGCTATTTACTCCACGACCTAGTGCTAGAAGCCAGTCAGCATCATAAGAGATCTGTCTTGACCAAGCAGTTTGTCCAAGTGTTGGAGGTGTGCTTAAGTCTTTTACATCATCGGGGGTAGCAGATGAGATAGCAATAATAGGTACTTCTTCGCTAATAGACATTAGTTTAAGTTCTCGTGAAAGGTTCTTCATCTTTACCGTTTCATTATCGGCACGTTGGTTAGGACTCATAAGTTGTAGATAGTCAACCACAACAAAGTCTGGCTTGTACTGATCAATCTTTCCACGAATAACGGAAGGGGTTACTTCTCCACCAGAGTCATTGGAGATGATGTGAAACTCTGGACGACCTGCAACCTTGTTAGCATGCCACTTGCGAAGCATATCAATCTCTACTTCGCCATTACTTAGTTTGCGATGTGACCAAAGGCCTTCGCCCATAATTGCAAATACACGGTTACGAACTTCTGTCTCACTCATTTCAAGAGAAATAATCATAGGTGACTTGCCTTGCTTCCACGCTTGTACTGCAAAGTATAGCGCCATCCAAGACTTACCAATTCCTGGGTAAGCAAGGAATACGCCGAGTTGTCCTGGCATGATTCCAGCAGGTAGGTAGTTGTCAAACCCTGGCAAACCAGTCTTAATTCCTAGCGCACCAAGTTCATTTTGTTTCTGTACTCTTTCATAATATGCAACAGCATCTTCAAGATCCGTAGCATCAATGTCACGAATTGCAGCAGTATTCTTTTTAAGTTCTGAGGTTTTTGTAATAAGGTGTTCAAGCGCTTCTGTGCCATTACCACTTTGAACATCTCCTGCAGCAGAGCGGAGAATGTCTTTTAGGCTATCACTTAGGTATTCTGTTTGAAGTTCTGAAAGGTGATGCTTGGTAGAGCCGACTCCAGGTACTGGCTCAAAGTCACGAAACTTTTCTCTTACTAAATCTGCTGGTGGAAGGCATTGGTTATTTTCTGAATACAAACGAATAAAGTTCCAGATATCATTATGTGTCTTTAGTAAATTTTCAACATTTGCTTGAAGTAATACGTGAATTTGTTTATCTTCTAATACTGCGGTAATTACTTTTGCCTCTGTATTATTCACTTAACCACTCCTTAGCCATTCGTCTGCGTTCTGCTCTGTCTTTTTTGTCTTGTTCTACTTCTGCTTTACCGTTTATAATTTTTTCCATATTGTATGCAAAATAATTCCAACTTGGCTCTTGTGCTATAGAAAAATAATATTCAAGAACATCATAGCATTCAGATACTCCATAGGATTCAACAAGAGCATCTGCAGCCCATTGTTCTACGTTAAGATTCATGTTAGACTTTTGCTCATATCTTTGCAGATATAATTTGTTAAATCTACTGAGCAAAGCCATTCGGTCTTTGCGGTCAGCCATTAGTCTTCAGAGGCCTCTTCTTGTGCTTCTTTAATCTTAGCCGTAAGCTTATCTTCTACAAACTTATAAACACGCTCAAAAGCCTGATCTACTGTCTCTCCACTGCGTGTACTATCTACAACGCCTAAGTCAAGCCTTAGAGACTGGAAGTTGCCCAAATTAAGAGTATATCCTAAAGTTACATTTACTTTTGTTGAATCGTTTTCCATTACCCACCCATTTCATAGTTTTAAATACTTTCAGACCAGACTGGTATGAACCTGCCATCTTCTGTCTTCGTATATGTAAGTATACCGTCCCCCATTCGCCGTGTCAACTCTTGGCTTGTAGGAGTCATGTTATTTGTTATTAATTTATCTTTTCTTGGTTGTCCAATATGTATACTTGCAAGTATAGCACGAATTTCTTTTACATGGTCTTCAGAGTAGTAGGCTCTTACTTGCCATCCCCTTTTTCCCTCAAAGCTTGATCCAACTGGTGCAGGAATCATTCCTCGTTTAATTAAATCTGGAATATACTTTCTATGCCTATTGACAAGTTTAGCAGTTTCTGCTACAGTATATGCTCTTTGTCTATTTCTTCTAAAGTCTGAACGAAGGCACGTTTCAAGTCTATCCTTTGTAATATTATAAACAGTTACCATACCAGTAGATCTTGAACTATGATACAGTCTTACCAAATCACCATTAAGAAACCAAATCTTTTGGTTACCCTTAATTATAGGCTCACGATTGTATTCTTCGCTCTGAATCTTTCCTTTTGTAGTAGCCATTTTCCTTCCTGACTTTCTGTGGGTGGATGGTAGAACTTTCTATTCCCGCACATTATGCAGAATGTCTCTATATGGTCTATGTTAGAAAATTGTCTATCAATAAACATTCTTCCATTACATTTTTTACAAATTAGCAATTTCCCTCATCTTTTAGATTATTTTTGCTCTTTTGAGGCATCTGTGTGTGCCATCATTGTTTTTTCTTTTTGTTCATTTTCCGCTATAAGATGCGTTAAGTCTGCCCGAATAATAGCAATCTGGGTTTCATAATTAGAAACAAGGTCTCCAATTCTTTGTTTTAGTGCTGTTATAATTAATTCTGATTTATCCATATTTCCTCCTATTTAATTATAGCACAGGAAAGATGATATAATTAAATAATGAAAATAAAAGACTATACAAGCCCAAACCTAAGAATTATTGAAGATTTTGTACCCAAAGAAACTTGTGATTGGTTTATTAACTATGTTACTAATCAAAATCTTTGGTCTTTTAATAATGCCCAGCCCCAAGCATTTCCAGATGGTAAAGACTATGAGCTTGTATCTAAGCAATGGGACAATAGAAAAGTAGAGTTTAACTCTCTTTATTCATCTAAACAGCATGCAGAATTATTTAAACAGATATATCCTATAATGAGATCTGCAAAAAATGAAGTATCTGATTTTTTTAATATTGCTGAAAACTCTTTTCAATTAGAAAGCTGGGAAGCAATTAGGTGGTATCCTCCATTTCACCAAGGGCCACATATAGATTATATTGATCCAGATTTTGATAGATCTAAACTGCCTCAAGATTACGACTCCTCATTTTTTACAGAAGATGAAGAATCTCTTTATAGGCGGCATTGCACTACAAAAAATTATACCAGTATGCTATATATGAATGAGGATTTTGATGGAGGGGAATTATTTTTTCCATATCATGATAATTTTCAAATTAAACCTAAGCCTGGAATGCTGGTAATTTTTAGTGGGAATATTTTTAATCCTCATGGAATTAAAGAAATAACAAATGGTACTAGATATGTTCATACAGCCTTTTGGTCCAAACACCAACTACCAGGATTTCCAGTGGGTTTTAATGATAATGCTGGAACACTAGACAAGTTCTGGGAATAATCTAGACTCTTTCCACTCTCTCCACCATTGAATATCATTGGGGTTCATATCTCTTGGATTTTTATGTAGTGTTGGGAAAATATATCCATTCCAACTATATGGACCATCTTGAACATACTTGGTTTCTCCAAAAAGTTTTATATCACTCTTTATATTTCTTTGTATATAACCGCTAAAAGTGCTTCCTTGGCTTCCAATAAAATCTTTTGAATAATGCATAACTAGATTACATAAAAGACCAAAAGAAACTTCATCTGTAAATTTAAATTGTAAAAAATCTTTATAAAAATTTTGAGATATGTATTCTTCTAGAATAATTCCTTTTAATTCTTTTACAACCTCATTAGATGGATGATCTGTGGCTATAACTAAATTTGTTGCCTGATCAAGCATCTCTATGCCACTATGTATTTGATTTTTTAGTGGATAGTCAAATTGATTATCTGTTAACCTAATGTGTGCTCCAGAAAAATCTCCTATTGATTTTGCTATTTGTTCTGCTAATTCATAGTACTCTTTTTTAAATTTTACAGAATTAATTCCAAAATCTATATCCTGTGTTCTATTCATAAAGTATGTTGAATACCACCCTATTGTGCAGGTTAGGTTGATTGAATTTTCCATTTTATTTCTACCTTGAGAAAAATATTTTTCATTTGATATATCTTCTGAGCAATTAATAAAATATCCTCTATAGTTTTGGGCATCTTCTATATTTAATTTATCATTTATAAAATCTATTTTGGAGTATGGAGAGAAATCTAATAAATCTGTAATTTTAGGATTATTTGAATCATCTACAAAGGATCTATTGTTAAACCATTTATTAGAAGAATAAATTCCAATTGATTTATCATCAAAGTGTGGGTTTTTTGGATTAAGAACATTATGGATAATTAAATCTTTTTTAAAATAATAGGATAGTCCAATAGCATTTTCCAAACTAGAAACTTGATTAAAAAGCCCAGATGGATTATATAGTTCAAATATTATACTGTTTTTAAAATTTGCTGAATCCATTTATAAGTTTCCTTTAAACCATCAAAAAGATTTTCTTTTGGTGAATCATTTAATATTAATTTTATAAGATCATTATCGGATGTTCTGGCATTTACACCAATAGGTCCAGGAATATAAATCTTTTTTAATTTTTTATTATCAATTAAGCATATCATATCAACTAAATTATTAATAGATATTGACTTTGTTGATCCAATATTCACGGGATTAAAATATGTCCTATCTCTGTAAAATCTTTTTGTAAATTTTATACATTCATCAATATATAAAAATGATCTTATTTGATTTCCATCTCCCCAAATTTCTACAGAATCTTTTGCTTGTATAACTTTTCTGCATATGGCTGCTGGCGCTTTTTCTTTTCCACCATCATAAGTTCCTAAAGGACCAAACACATTGTGGTATCTTCCAATTTTATTTTTCATTCCATAATCTTTATTATAAGCCAAATAAAGTCTTTCACTAAAAAGTTTTTCCCATCCATACTCTGTATCTGGGGCTGCTGGATAAGCGGTATCTTCTTTTGTTTTAATATTTTTTGGATCTATTTGATTATATTCTGGATAAATGCATGCCGATGAGGAATAAAAAATTCCTTCTATTCCTATCTGTAGGGATCTTTGCAATATATTTAAGTTAATTAAAGAGGAGTTAGTTAATATAGATGCATCATGATCTTTGCTTATATATCCTATTCCACCCATATCTGCAGCAAGTTGATATACCTCATCAAATTTTTGATTTAAAACACTATCTACTACTTGCTTATCTCTTAAATCTCCAATAATAAAAATATCTGCATCTGACTTTGAAAATTCTGGGTACTTTATATCTACTGCTTTTACAATAAAGCCTTCTTTTTTTAATGATGAAACAAGATGATTTCCAATAAATCCTCCACCACCAAAGACTATTGCAGTTTTCATAGCTTGTTGTTTTTGGCCCAATCTTCTTCAGATATTTGATTTCTTATTACAGAAATATAAGATGGGCCTTTTGTAAAAAACCAATGATCTGGTTCTGCAAAATGAAAAAAAATCATAGCAACGTTGTTATTTTCAGGATCTGGAAAATCTTCCCGCCAGTGTTCTTGTTCATTGCCGTAATAGGCCAATGCTTCATTTGGATTTAAGGTATATGGATTTCCTTCAACATATAAATCCCAAGATTTTTTTTGATATAAACACATATCTATAGTGTATGTGCATGCATTATCATCTTTGTGTTTATGAAGTCTTGCATTTATACCCTCATAATGAGAAAATAAAACATATGTTGGCAATAGACTGTCACTATTAAATAATGAACGGGCAAGAGGGGTTATCATATATGCATAATTCTTTAATTCTTTAATTTGGCCATCTGCAACAATCCATCTTGAAAACCCTTCTTCATAGCTAAATGATTTTACATCATTAAACAATTTTCCAAGATTTAAAAAATCATTACTATTAAATAAGTCTTTTATTACTACAGGATTTTTATCTGTCATTACTCCCACCATCCAACTATAGCATATCTAGTTCCAGATATAACTGGGTGGACTATATGATTATAAACATAGTTTGATGGAAAAAATATTGCCTGATTTGCTTTTGGTTTTATTTTTAAGTTAAATCTAGGAAACTCAATCTCTCCACCCTCATAGCCATCATTTAAACAATAACTCATAGATATTGTTCTTTGAAATTGCTTTGAATCATCGTAATGATTAACAAAATGATTACTTTCTGTATATTTTAAAATTTGCCATCCTTCATTATTAGACCAGTGATGTGCAGAAAAATCATTTTTATATAAATCTAAAAATGGTAAGATGTTTTTATTTAAAAAACTATGAACTTCATATCTTGGGCCAAATTTATTAGATTCATCTAATGAGTCACATCCTGTTAAAGAAATTACTTGGCAATCTCTTGAAGACTTTGAAACTTCATGTTTTGCATCTTTGGTGCCACCACTTTGAAAGGCTTGTCCCCAAGACAAAAATCCTAAAGATATTGATGTTTCAAGATCAAATATAAACTGATTTGGATTTTCTAAAATATTTTCAAAAGAAATTATTCCAGGAGCTAATTCTTTTTTTTCTATTTTTAAACTATTCATCATATAAGTATATCATTAGTCTCTAGAAAGTACTAAAGTATGGTGGGTAGTAGAAGTATGGCGAAGGAGCTACAGGTGTTGGAGTAGGTGCAGGAGCTACAGGTGTTGGAGTAGGTGCAGGAACAGGCGCTACAGGTGTAGGTGTAGGGGTTACAGGTGTAGGTGTAGGGGTTACAGGTGTAGGTGTAGGGGTGCTAGGAACTGTAATGGTGTTTGAAAGTGCTGCAGATCCAGAACCTCCGCCATTAAAAGCAGT